TTGATATATCTAATACAGCAGAAGAAATACCAGTTGTAGTATTACCACTTGCTCCACTTGCTATATCAGCAGTCTTAAAGATATCTGCTTTAGCAGTTGCTCTGTCAGTGTTTGTTCCATCACTTGCAATTATAAATCTCTGTGACGGATTGTCATACACAAACCCTTTGATATCAAAGTTAGTATTAGCTGATCCCGAACCGGGCCAAGTATTACTAAACCTTAACTTGCCAGTAGTTGCATCCACGAATTCACATCCAGCAAAGACACCAACTAATTGGTCTCCATTACCAGAAGCAGAGGCGATCTGAATAGTTCCACCAGTCAACTCAGCTTTTACTGGTGAACCTTGAAAAATCGCAGAAGCATCACTAGCAATAAAATATTGACTCGTACCTTGAGTCGCTGGACTTGAACCATGCATTCCTACAGGCTTAAATCCGAAAGCTACATTTGCATTAGCCATTTATTGCTCCTTCTAAAATTATTCGGAGGATTTTTCTTTCCCACCGAAAGTTACACGACTTTGCCTATCAACACTGATAGGCATCGAGGGATGTTGCTCCCTCATCAAGTTTTCATCCACGGCTTTTAGTTGATTGCGGGTCTGATCCCGAAAATATTCAGTTCTCTCTTGTACCGTTTCTGTGGGTATTCGTGCCAACATTAAACCACCGACACCAATAATTCCTTTGTTTTTTCCCTCTTCTATAACTGGATACTTGTCAGCTTCTGAGCCATATTCGTCTGCCCTAACTGGTTCCCATCCCTCTCTCATTCTTGAAAAAACATTTGATTTATCGTCCTCACCACGAATGGTAGTTCTGATCCATCTATGTTCAAACCCTGCTGGAGGGGGAGGTGCATCCAACTTTGCTGGAGGTTGCCAAGGTTGTCTCCTCGTAGTATTCGCACGACTTTTACTTTCTCGTGTTGTTCTATCTATAGCCATTTTTTACTCCTTTACATATTTAGCATATTCTTCAAGCGGAACATTCAACCGTTTCGCTATCGCAATTTGCGATGGAGTCAATTTGACTGTTCTGCGTCCCTTTGGTGATGACGACTTTGAAGCCGTTGTCCCAGCAGAGGCGACTCTGGGACCTGAGGATTTCTTCTGAGTCTCTTGAAATTTATGTGGAAACTCAGTCCTAATCCTGTTATCTAACTCAGTATAATATTCATCTGACGTTGCGTCAAACCCCTCTTCCTCAATTAGTTGTTTATGTAACCCAAAAGCTGCATAAGTCATAGTCTGATCTTGTCCAAACCATGTGTTTTTTTGTGCCCATTCTTCAGCTTTAGGGTCTGGTTTTGGAGGAGGTGGAGGCGTTGCAGATGGTTGTGCAGGTGCAGGTGCTGCACCATTTGCTTCCTGTGCTTTAGCCTGTTCTTCTCTCTGTTGTTTTATTTGATTTAGTCTAGCCTCTTCCAAAGCTATTCTAGAAATATTCTGTTGTGCCTCATACATGGCATCAACATCATTATCTTCAACAGCTTTTCTGTAAGCTTCTTTTGCAGCTATACTTTGTGACTGAACTCTTGAATCAAACTCACCAACATAAGTAGTATCTAACTTACTTAATCTTGATTGTAGTTCTTCGTTTTGTTTTTTGACAGCTTCAGCATATTCAATCGCTGCCTGTCTTTGTCTTTCTTCTTCTCTAAACTTACTGGTTAGTTTAGATATTCTTTTCTTAACAGAATCAGAATAGTTGTCTAGCTCATCAGTTTCTTCTTTTTCTGACTCTTTAACTTCTTCTGGTTTTTCTTCTTCTTTAGTTTCCATTGCAGGTGCATCTTCAGAAACTTCTTCTGGAAGCTCTATCTCTTGACCCTCCTCTTCTACTTCTTCTACTTTTTGTTTTTCTTCTTGCATACTAGGCTCCGTATGATTTGATGTCGTCTGGATCGACAATGGTTGCAATGACTTCATCGTCATTGATTATTCTAACTTCTCCCCCTTCAATTTGGAATCTAGAACCAGCGTAACGACCAATACAAACCCAGTCGCCTTCTTTACACCACGCCCCATCTTCTCCAAATTTATCGACATCCTTATAAGCAAGTGGACCCAACTTGGCTACATACGCTGTAACCGTGGCTCGTGCTTCTCTTTCTCTTACAGGATCTGGTACAAAAACACCACCTTCAGTTTTTTCTTTGCCCATGTAAGGCATAACTAAAATTCTCCACCCTGTGGGTTGTGGTATTCTTTCAATTAATTTTAATTTTTTTGCTTCTTCTTCGGCTTTTTTCTTTGCGTTCCTTTGTGCTAGAACGTAATCAGGTACTATCAGACTCATCATCAACCTTTTTTAGCAGGGTTTGTATATGTTCCAACGCATAAGTGAGTCCCTGTATCTCACCTACCATTGCTTTATAATGACCAATATCAGAAGCACTTCCACTGGTCAAGGAAATACTTATGTCGTCAATTCTTGTTTGCAAGTCTTTTTTGTACTTGTGTAAAAATTCAGTTACATACATTATTTTGATCTTTTAAAACCAGCTAAAAAATCACTCATTTCTTTTTGAGTGAAATTTCCACTGTCAACCTCTCTTCTAGCATCTAATATAGTCTGTAAAGGAAATGATGTTCCGTAATCTAGTTCACCAGATCTTAACGCTGCCACTTGTTGTGCTTGAGCAGGAAGAGAGGATATTGGAACTCTTACCACATTTTCTGGATCAGGCTTAAATTTAAATTCAGCCGCAGGTAAATTAACACCTGTTAGAACACCACTAGCTGTATAGTCTCTAGGATCTTTAGAAACATCAAGAGCACCTTGAATAGGAACTAGAGAAAAACCAGCGTCAGTTGCGACTCTTGCCTCTGCTTCAGTTAATGGTGAATACAATTTAGCTGAAGGATCTCTACCACCAAAAATTGTCATGTTTGTACCTGCAAACGTAGGTGTTTTATCTTCTCCTATAACAATATCAACAAAACCAGGTGGTGCTTTTGCTGGTGGCTCTGGAGGACCCTGTTTATCTTTTGTTTTAGGCACAACTGATTCAGTTATCTCAGACTGTAAAAATCCTGGGCCAGTAAATGCAGCTAGATTTCTACGTTCTGGAAGAGCAACATTTAATGTTTTTCCTGTATTAGCTCCTGCAGCTATCTCGATGTTTTGTGTGTTTTTATTTAACATATCAAAAATTGAATTTAATGCATTTTGTGTTTTTCTTTGTTCTGCTAGTTCTGCTATTGAGGGTCTATCATCAAGTTTATCTAAAGCTGTTTTTGTTACTGTATCGATTGGTCTAGCCATAAAAGAAGGATCAGTCATCACAGATCCTAATCCAAAACCCAAGTTTCTTTCTCTTGTTTGCTCTGCTCTAGAAACAGGTGTACCAAAAGCATCTACAGCACCAGTTGCTGAGAGGGGATCAGTGACGTTAGGATCTACTACATTACCAAAAGCATCTACAGTTTCTTCAACTGTTTTACCAGCCTTACTATCGTTTAAAAAACTTAATCCATCAAAAACACTCTTGATAGCACCCAAACCTGATGAAAGAAGACTAGGAATACCAGCAGCAGCTTGTTGAGAAGATCTAATAAAATCCGTAAAATCTTCTTGTATTACTCTCTCACCTTCTGAGAAATATCTGATTGGCTCACCTCTAGCATCTACTCTTCCACTCTCTATTTGTGGTCGTAGATAAGATGGTACTGCTAAACCACCAGTTCCTTGAAAATTACCAGTAGGATCTAAACCTCTAGATATGTCAAATGCTGCAGCAAAAGTAGGATCATAATTTGCCATACCTCTTACATTGGATCTATTCATCCCAGCTTGTGGTTGTGCAAGTTGATTGGCTATAAACTGTGCTCCACTATCGCTTTCTGAACCACGACCAGCAGTTTGCATACCTACGGCAGTAGCAAAGTCCATATCTGCTTGACTAAAGTCGTCTGGACTATACGCTTCGTCAAAACCATCAAAATCGTCTACAGCCACTAGTAAACTCCGCTAAAGCCAGTTCCTTGAATAGCGGATCTGCCACCACGAGCTACACCACCCAATTTTTTCTTAATAACACCTCTTCCCATGAGAATGTCTCTCTGTGTGATTTTACCATCACCACTTAGATCTGGAAAACCACCACCGTCTGCTTTTTTTAACTCTTCCATAGCTTTTTGATTTGATTTAGCTACATCTTTACTAAAATCTTCATTCAAAATTACAGTCGTATCTTTTGCAAATGGATCTTTCTTTTTAGTTTTCTTTTTAACTAAATTTTTTGGTCTAAGTTTTGGTTTATCTGATTCTGTTAAAAGCTTTTCTATTTTTACTTTAGCTTTTGTGAATTTACCCTGTTTTGCGTAAACTGGTTTTTTCATGACATTCTCCAAGATTTGCGATCCTCCATCCTTACGACTTCGACCTTTGTTGATTAAACCCTTGGCTTGATTATACGTTATACCCATGTCTTTTGCAAACTGCCTAACCCTTGCCATGTGATCTCCTTATTGCTTCTTTACCTTTTTTAAAAATACTAGCCACTTTATTCTTCTTCATAACCTTTGCTCTTTGCTCACCGACTGTAAGTATCTGTATCTTTCTCGCATATGGTTTATTGATTCTTTTAACCTTCGCAACTGTTGCTCTTGCGTCTGCCTCTGTGGCAAACTTGATCCTAACGGTGTCTTTTGGATTCTCATCCGTGTATAATCTTCGTCCAGAACCTTTTGGTTTCTTCCCTGTGCCAACTTTAGGATCTTTTCTTTTTGCCATTTTTCAAAACACTTTTTAAAGTTTTAGCTTGTGCCGCATGTGTCTTACTAGCTTTTTGTAAGCCTTTCATAACTTTTTTAATTTTATTTTTTTTAGTCATTGTATGTATCCTTAAATGTCTAAATAAATCTTGCACAAATCTTTTTTCTTCTTACCCTACACTCTGGGCAAAAGTCTCCTTCTGGTAATTCAAATCCACACTCTGGACATTTATTTATATTCATTATTTTTTCTTGAACATCTTTGCAGCTTGTCCAACTCCCTTGATTCCAAAACTCGCACTAATTGCAATATATAAGAGGTACTGATACCACTCTGGCAAAGTTGCCAATATATCAAATCCCTCTTTAACATACTCTTTCATCCCAGGAATGAATACTAAAATCGCAGGAGCCAAAAGGACTACTAAGGCAAACTCGTCCTTCCAGCTATCCACTGTAGCATCTGCCATCTTACCCTCCCATGCAACCTCACCTGCTGCAACCTTTTCTGCAACAGTTGCACGAGCACGAGCCTCTGCGACTTTAGCTTGTCCTTCTGCTTTTGTCTTCTCGACTTTGTTCTCAAACCAAGTTCCAGCTAAGTTAGCTATTGGACCTATTAACGCTTGAAGCACTCCGTCCTCCTACATACACAAGTCTTCATACTTTGTTGTATGAAGTCTATGTTTAGATAGTTCTCTAGCAGAGCTAATACCAACTCTACCACTCTTTATTATTTTATTTAAAATCCATTGTATCATTTTTTAAACCTCTGATCTATCCAGCACTTACCATAATATAAGATAAAAAGCCAGATTGTAAATAATATTCCTTCAAAATAGGACAAATCATTCCATGCATCTAAAATCACACCACCGTCCATTATTTTCTCCCTATGCTTCTTAAACTCTCCATAACTTTATCTATGTCTGGCTCTTCACCATTAGGATCATACAAACATTTATACTTTTTTGGACACCATGTTTCTATCATCATAGTGAATGTTTTATTACCACCTTCATAGATACAAGCTCTTTTGTTAGTGTATTTTGACGTAATTCTTTTCTTTAGTCTACATGTTGTGTATTTTTTTACATCTGGATTACGCCATTCTTGTTGTTGCCTAGAATACTCTTTTGGTTTGTATTGATATGCTCTTGCTTCTTTAATCCAGATTGATGCAACTAAAACAGCAAAACCACCCATAACAGCAACTACAAACAACCAAGTAAGTGCTTCACCTATCTGTCTTCTTAATTGTTGTTGCTTATAAACTGTCTCTTGACGTTGCTTTCTGATCTGTCCTTCCATCTTTAACAGATCTTCATACGCTTGTGGGCCATAAGTCATATTAAGAAACATTTTAAGCTCATAGCGTTGTTCCTCAAGTTTCTTTTTAGCTGCATATGCAGACAGTGCTGCCTCTTCTATTGAACCTGCTTTGAACAACTTACCAAACAAAGGTGGGTTCTTAGCTTGTTTTTCTGCATTGTCTACATCACTCACTGCACCCATCCAGCGTCCGATATCTCCAGACATTTGTTCAATGTCTCGACCTACAGAAAAACCTTTCTTGATTGCGTCAAATGCTTTTGATGCTACGCCCATAGCTAATGATATTGTTACTGGATCCATATCCAGATTATATCATAGGTTATTTAGCTTTGTTACCCCTGTTAGCTGATGCCATATTGATTCTGTAAATGTTTACGTCATTTCTATCATCAGCGATGTTCTCTTGTAGAGACTGTCTTTGTTGAGCGAGTTCGTAAGCTTGTTGTAGTTTAGCTGAATCTATCTGAAAGTTCATTTGATCTTTCATAGCTTTACGCTGTAGCTCGGCTGTATCGTTTTCAAGCTCTTGTTTTCTAATCTCAACCAACGGATCTGTCTGTTGCTGTGGCTGTAGAGAAGGCATTACTTCTTTCAGTATCTCACCAGTTTGTTGTGCTATTGCAGCCTCTACAGCATCTGGATCTAGTTGAGGAACAGGCTGACCTGCTAATTGTGCAGCTTTAATAGACTCTTGGAAGAACTTGACAACCTGATCTCTAGCCATCATACCTATATGTTCTTGTGTATGTGCCTGTAACAAGATAAATGTTTGCGGATTTGCCTGACCTGCTGGAGTTGATAAAAATGCTATATGTGCTCTAACGTGTGCCTCGTGATCTTGTTGCTGAAACACCTGTATAGGCATACCTTTTAGTGCATTTCCGTTCTCTGTTGCTGGGTCTATTGGCTGTGGTTGCATTGGAGGAGGTAAAATACTCTCAATATTCTTAATATCAAGTGCATCATACATTCTTCTGTACGCTTCATGAAGATTATGCATCTGTGGAGCGGCTTGAGCCAGTTGTAATTGTGTCTGAGCCAGTGATAATCGCTGTGCCATAGAAAAAATGTTCGGATCTGACACTGGAAGTATGTCAATACGCCCATCGAAGTCGGATTGCATGGTCTCTGGAGGCACATTTCCAACAAAATATGGGTATGGAACTGGATTTTCGCTAAAAATCTCCGATAACATGCGAAATTCTTGCTTCTGAGCGTAATGTAGACGCTTATGTATGCTAGAAATGATCTTTGAACCCTGTTCTATGAGTGCAACAGTGGTTCCAACAGGTGCTTGGGAGTTAACATCTGCTATTTTTGCGTCTGCAACCTGTGCAAAACGCCTTCCAGAGTCAACAACTACCCCTAAAAGCTGTGCTAATGTGCCAGATGGCTCTTTGTATGGCAGTGGGATGATGGAATTTTTGAGATCTCCACCTGGGACATCGATGTCTCTGAACTCACCAGGATTAAGAGGATCGTCATCATTACGAATACGAACACCTCTCGCTTTGAAACCTGCTGGAAGATTCGATAAAGTACCTGCATCTATCAATTGCCTCAATATTGAGGTGGCTGCACGAGACAAACCACCGATTGTGTGTAATAAACCAAAGCCGTAAAACCCAAAACCCGGTAAAAACTTGTAATGAGTAAAATATTGTCTTTTTCTTTTTAGTGGGTCTTGCTCTCTAAAGTTTCTAGAAATTGATAACACTTTTCCAGACCCTTGATCAATGGTGACAATATAAGGAAGCATAATCCCCGAAGGATTCCCCTCCATATCCTTGTCTTCAAAACCCTCCAGATCCAAGTCAACATGGCATTCCAATAAGGTATAGACATCATCAGAATAGTTCGGACGTAGTCCCAACAACTCATCAGCACGTTCTTGGATAGCTCCTTCGTCTTGGTCGCCATCTGAGCTAGATAATTCAACATCTCTGTAAACTCCTGCTACTTGTAGTTTTCTGATTTCATTATATGTCATTCTGACGACATGTGTAACCCTCTCCGCTGTTCTTAAATCAGAAGCTGAGTACGGAACGATCATGTCCTCGGCTGGTACAAACTTGGAAACGGCTCTCTGCTTGGTTTCGTCAAAATAAATTTTCTTGAATGTAGAACCTGTCAACGGCAAATAAAATAACATCTGATCTGTGTCTTGATCAAATTCTTCCATAACTTCAGTTATCTGATAATTCATAAAATCTTTTACACGCTGTGCCTGTGCCTCAGTCTCCTTGGTCGGAGTTCCGAGAACCTGTGTCTTTACAGGACCGCCACTAGGTAACATCTCCTTGTATGCCTGTGCTTGGAACTGGGTCACAGCCTCAGACAATAATGGATGTGTAACACCACTAGCACCTAAAAAAGGCTGACTTCTGTCTTCGTAGTTTATGCCAAGAAGTCCTAGACCCTTGGATATAGCCTCTTCCCAGTCCTCTCTAGATTCTACATCTTCACGAAATTTAGATTGAATGTCCGAGGACAAAGAACCAAGAACCGACTCATCAAGTGCCTCGGCTAAGTTTGCATCATGATCATAAGGTACTGCTATAACTTCAGTAACCTCCTCGTTCACAAGTTCTATACCATCAGGTAATTGCTCCTCGGTGCTGGGGAGTTCTATCTGAAGACTATCTTCTTCGGGCATCATCTGACCCCCTGCTCCCATTGCTCTTTCTACCATTGTTGATATTTTTCTAGGTTCTGTAGCCATTATGTGATCCTCGTTACTCTTTTTTTGCCTGGAGCCAGTATATCAGAAAATCTGTTTTTAACTAATTTTCCTTTTCTTATAGGCTTTTTGTTTAATTTTCTTCTGATTTTAAAAAGTCTAGTCATTAGTAAATGCCTTTGAATGTCCCACCACGGTTTTTCATTACACCGCCCATATTCATTTTTTTAACAGTGCCTCCTGATTTTCTTTCTAGAAAATCATCACCTTGATTTAAACCTAAACCTTCTATGTCTTGAATAACATCTTCTTTATTATTATTTCTAGAATAAGCACCAATATTTGTATCATACCTATCAGCAAGAGCCGATCCAAATTTTTTTAATAAATCTTTTTTAGATAATTCTTCTAATCTTTTTGCCATTAATAATACTCCCTTGCCCCTCTTGGAAACCAGTCTTCTGGTTCATCTTCTCCTTGTAAACTAATAAAACCACCTTGTCTAAATCTAAGTAGTGCCATTGTCATGCTATCACAATAGTCATCATGATCGCCATTCGGAAAAGATGCAACCTCTTCTATAACTTCGTCAGCAAACTTTTCATCAGGATACCACACTTTTCCAGATTCGAAAATAGGAGACACCATGTGCATCCTTGTGGTCTTATCCATACCACCCCCACCTTTACGCCTACCAGGACTGAACGTAGTAACAGGTAAATTCAGCATTCGTAACTCATCCGCCAAAGATGCTCCAGACGCTTTTGCCTCGATTAACATCATGTCTGGCTCCCAGTATTCGTTTTGATCAACAGCAATCTCTTTTAGTTCTGGAAAGTTCCAACGCCCCTTTTTGGCATCTAACAAAATTAAATGTTGTTCTCCGTTTTCTTTTGGCTCAAATACACCCCACGTTGTGATGGCACTATAGTCCGCTGTTTCTTTTTTGCTATACGCTGTATCGTAACTTTGAATTATGTAATCCAGTCTTGGTGTATCTTCTCTCTCCCACAACTGCCACCAGTCACGCTTGACCATAGCCACTTCTTCAGATGTAGGATTTTGTTGCCACTGTGCATTCCATTTACCAACGGATAGTGACGCTTTGACTTTTAGTAATTCTTCTTTTTTCCAGAATTCATGCCATAGTGGTTCCCCCGAAGGAAGTATGGCTGGAAATTCTACCACCTCCCATTGATCTGCCATCAGGTCTCTTGCCTGTGCCCCCAGTAACCTTCCTGTCAAATCTTTTTTTGACCATCTGGTTTGCACAATGATAATGGTTCCCCCTGGTTGCAATCTCTGCCGTGGACCAGAAGTGTACCACTCGTAAGCTGTATCATACGCACTGCTCGATAGAGCATCTTGTTCCGAGTGCGGATCGTCAATAATTAATAAATCCGCACCACGACCTGTCATCGCAGCACCCACCCCTGCTGCGAAATATTCCCCTCCAGCACTGGTTTCCCATCTACCTGCTGCTTGGCTATCCTGTTTCAAGTCCGTGTCGGGGAATATCTCTGCGTATATGGGATCGGCAATGAGATCACGAACCTTTCTACCAAATCTTACAGCAAGTTCTGTATTCATGGTAGCCTGTATTATCTTTAATTTTGGATTACGCCCCAAGAACCAAGATGGCATGAGATAGGATGCAAACTCTGACTTAGAATGTCGAGGAGGCATATTGACAATTAATCTCTTTAGTTTGCCCTCGGCTATCGCTTCTAGCTTCTCGGCTATGATCTTGTGATGCCGTCCTTCAATAAAACCATCGTACACATGTTTTGCATACGCCATAAATTTATCACGAGCCAAATCACGAGTATCTAGCTTCTTGAGTTGTTCTTCCAGTAACAGTGTTTCTTTTAGCACCTCATCAGGCAGTGCTTGTAAGTTCGTTGACATGCCCAAACGATAATATATTTGAATAAATTTATCAACCTAACTATTACAGACGTAGGCTGTGTACAGCCTACGGTCATATACCTCTCCCCCCCTTCCTCTAACATAAAACTTATTTTCTAAAATCAATCAGTAACCCCAAACTTGCGAATGATTATCATTATTAAAATCTGCTGGAATAAAAATCTGCTGGAATAAAAATTGCTGGAAAAAATAAAGATAAAAAATAAATCTTTTATTATAAAATATTTTTTTATATTGCCTTATTTATGCCTTATTTATAAGACATTATAAGATCATAAAAGATAACATAATATAAAGGGAAAAATCATGAATATAAAAGAACTTAAGAAATATGTTAAACATACTTATAACGTAAATAATTTATTAGATCGATTTGGTGCAAACACTAAGCTTAAAAAATCTAGTAAAGGTATTTATAATGTTGCTGGGTTATCATTAATGCCAAGTTTAAAATTTTGTCCTATGTCAAAAAATGCTGGATGTTTCGAACTATGTTTAAAATCTGCTGGACGTGGCAAATTTAACAACGTTGTTAATGCAAGAAATAATAAAAGTAATTTTTATAATAATGATTATGATTTATTTATTGAATTATTAATTCATGAATTAAAATTACATGTTATTAATTGTAATAAAAATAAAATAAATCCGTCTGCAAGATTAAATGTATTAAGTGACATACCATATGAAAAAACAAATATATTTAATATTTTTGAAGAAATTTATTTTTATGACTACACAAAAAGAGCGAATAGATTAAAAGCTTGTAATAATATTAAAAACTATAAATTAATGTTTTCATACTCAGGAAAACAAGAATATCAAAAGCAAGTTATTGAAGCTTTATATTTTAGCAATCCAATTGCTGTAGTTTTTAAAAATGAGTTTCCAAAAACATTTTTAAATAGACCCGTTTTTGACGGTGATTTATCAGATATCGATAATTCAACAAAAGATAATCATATAATAGCATTAAAAGCAAAAGGGTCTCTTGCAAGAAATTCTTTTAATAACTTTGTAGTTAATAATTAATTATAACAAGCTGGACGTTTAAAACGTCCAGCAATTCAAAAGGGAAAGTAAAATGAATAGTAACTTAAAAAATTTAATACCATTATCAGTAATAGTAACAATATCAATATGTATAGTATTATTAAAAAATATCATTCAAGATTTTAATGAATATTATGGATATTATGACATAGCAATATTTATGCTAGTACAATTTATTTTAACATTTAACATTTATTTAACTATTAAATTAAATACGAAGGGAAACTAAAATGAAATTAAATAAAGATCAAATTAAAGAATTATCAAAAGCTCAGGATTTATTAAATCAATCTAGACAACTATTTGAAGGTTTTAAAGAAGAATATATTGATGATTTAAATTATTATTCTTTTGATTTATTGGATGAAAAAATTTACGAACTTGAAACAATTGAAAACGATATCGATAAGGAATTTAAATTAGATAATTAGTTTTCCCTAGTTCCTCCCCGAAAGGGGAGGGACACCTATGACAGTAGTTCAAGCCAGGTCGCAAGACCTGGGGCCGCAGGTCGCAAGACCTGCAGCCATAGGTCGCAGGGCGACCCCCCTCCCCTCCCCTGCCCTACCCTATCGGTGTGACATTTTTGCAACACTGTTGTAAATATGCAACGACATCTTTTATTGATCCTTGAACTAAATATTCTATGTCCTCGATCCTTGATCCTTGAATTTCTAATGATTTTCCACCCTCAAATAAAAATAGATCTCTCTCCTTGGGTCTTGATGCAAGAAAAAAACTAACACCATTACATTGATTATATTTGATATGCCAAGCTATTTGTGACTTTTGTATAGTAATTCTATTATTTTTTATTATTTTTAATTCGATGAAGAATACATTTCCATTCATGCAAATAAATGTGTCAGGTATTCCCTCTCCAACTCTATTTTCTATTCTTTGATAAAACGTCTTCTTTGGTAGATTTTGTTTTAATATTGCTGATAATAACTTCTCTGTCTTTGGCATCCTCT